GTTGACAGCCCTGATGGAGCCTTCGTAATGCATGAGTAAATCCTCCTGTTAGGCATATGTTTAGTTAAGGAATAACTAAAACAGGTGCCGTCGCAGGACGGAAACCCTGCATTACGTTCTCCGTTTCCCACTGACCGCATTGAGCGGCCAGGGAAGTCAGGAGCACCCGAAGGCGAGCTTTGCTCTCCAGAGTCCCAGAAATACGGATTCTGACAGACAAAGCATCTTGGGCAGGCACGCCACCAATCTCAACACTGTTATTATCGTTTGCGATAATCTCAGTGAGGTAATTGGTAGCGTTAACGCCGTTTAAATTCTTAACGGCGGAAGTCGATCGGAACCTGACAGTTGTATCAGGTTTAGCAGGGTCACCGTACGTAATACCGGCGCTATCCTGCGTTTTGACTGACAAGGTCACGTTTGACATGTCGATTATCTCCTTATGCCTCTCATAAGAGACATTAGAAAGTTAGTTGCCATCGCAGCGGAATCTAAGAGACGTTTCCAATTAATGGACGTCCCGAAGGTTAGGTGCGCAGCGTTCACGTCGAACAGATCTCGTTGGTAAGCATCGACGAACTCCTCTTTATAGAGAAGATCCGCTCCCGGGTTCGAAAGAACTATAGGGGGCTCACTTGGAGGTGTCCAACTATTCGAGTTACTACATTTATACACACTAACCGTCAGTGATTTACTACTGTTGGCAGGGTGATAATAATAGTTCTTCGAATAATTTGAACGCTGGGATATACAGGCACAATGAAACCCACAGTTAGGATTGGTTGTAGCACGGATAATACTATCACCCATGTTACAAAACCAATCAACCACGAAGGAGTAAGGAATTAGCTCCCAAGCGGTGACTAATGGGTTCATTGAAACTCCTGAGAGTCTTGTCACTTCGTTCCAGTAGTAATGGAGGAACGTCGTAGCAGCAAAAGTAATACTACCTTCAATCTGAGAGAAAGAATAACTCCCAGATGGAGGCAAAGTACTACCAGTACTGCGCGGCGACACCAGTCTACTCTTACGATCACGTACATTCATACCACGGTGAATCGTTTTCACGATATCATGGTACGAATATACGAGTGGCATAATGCCATAACGGTAGGCCATCCAATCGTTTCCTATGTCACGTAGTGCCTTTGAGGTACTACGAACAAGGTCACGAGGACGCCAATGAGCGGCACGTCTCAGATTAGACAAAGTATGTTTATTTCTGAGAGACTTAAGTATGGAAGAAACCACACTTGAGCCATGAACAACCATTGCTGGTATCTCACGGGCCTCTGCGAGCTCAGTTAGAGCATCGTATGACTGTAGAGATTCAACAGCGGCTGCATCCATGCAACTCTGCCGTGCATCATTTATCTCCGATTGATCCCATTCATTTAAATCATAATGAGTGGTACCACCTGGAGGTGATGTCGAGTTAACGTACCAGGAATTATAAACCGGACCTACTCTTTCATTCCAATCGTAGGACTTTACACATGAAGATGCAGGCTTGTACGAATGACCGTACTGCCTCCATATTACACGTGCATAGTTTCCATCGATTTGTCTGATTAAGTGTTGCCGGGTTCCTGTACGTCTCGTGAAGTACGGAGTCATACGGAATGGTGGATAGGCGTTGCGTCGACCCTTACGGGTCGCGCCACCCCTTACTACTTGTTCCGTAAGAGGTTCGTAATACAAGGTTGAGGGATTCGGCAAGCCAGCCTCGCCATCGAACGCATTATAAAGCGTTGCGAAGCCAGGATAGCAGCCATCCTCACTCGGCCATGTATAACTCCAAGAAGGATATTCAGCCTTCTGGATTACTTCATGAGTTAAATAACTCGTAGGCATATTCGACTCCTTGCCCCTATCCTAGGGCAAAAGTGTCGTGGTAACGTACCACGGGCCGGATCCGTCGATGTCGTCAAGCATAGCCAGTAGAAACCTGACTTGGAAATGCTAAATTCAACTCGCTCCCCATAAAGAGGGGGATGCCAATTGTATTTGACCCGACTGGAGTTAATGAATTGGTGAAAATGTCTAGTCATATCTGACCGGACAAAACATCGACCATTAGCCCCAATTGGGCCAAGGTCATACAGCTTAAAAGCTGCTGATCTTCGCATTTTCATGTAGATTTCCTTTCTGGTATGTTTTGATGCATCTGGTGGATCACCAAATCCATAACCATTGGAACCACATGGTCCAATAGGTATAGATGGTACTCTGGAGGAGAGTTATTCCCCTTCTCACCTATAAAAGGCGAGAAAGGACCAATC